CGGTGGTGGACATCTGGAACGGCATCATCCGCCCGTCGGCGGCCACCATCGCCCTGGTGCTGTGGTGCCTGAAGCTCGCCTCGCAGAACTGGAAGATGGACGAGTGGGACGTCACCCTGGCCGGCACTGTGCTGGGGTTCTTCTTCGCTGACCGCTCGCTTGGCAAGCGCAACAAATGAGCGCCGTCCAGACCGCGCGGGGGCTGTGCTTGGTGTTTGAGGGCCTGTACCTCAAGCCCTACCTGTGCCCGGCGGCGGTGCCCACCATCGGCGTGGGCAGCACGTTCTACGAGGACGGCACGCGGGTGAGCCTGAAAGATCCGCCCATCAGCAAGGAGCGCGCCCTGGAGCTGCTGGAGCACGAGCTGCTGCAGTGCCTGCCCAGGGTGCAGCGCCTGTGCCCCGGCCTGGCGGACTGGGGCGAGCAGGCCACGGGGGCGGTGCTGGACTTCGCTTTCAACTGCGGCACGGGCGCCCTAGCGGGCAGCACCCTGCGCAAGCGCATCAACGCCGACGACGTGCCTGGGGCGCGGGCGGAGCTGATGAAGTGGGTACGCGGTGGCGGCCGGGTGCTGCCGGGATTGGTCAAACGTCGAGCCGCTGAGGCGGCGTTGTTGGGCGGCTGAATCCTGGTGTAAACGGCGGTGTAAATACAGGTCAGAAACGCCCCGAAAAAGGTGTTTCCCGACAGTCACTTTCCCTCGTACAGCTAGACCGACACCTGGGTTCACACGGCAGGGGTCGCAGGTTCGAACCCTGCACCGCCCACCAAAGAAATCAACCACTTACAGCGGCCCCTCGGGGCCGTTCGTTTTCCTGGTGTAAGACGTCGGTGTAATTTGTGGCCAGCTCACCGAGCTTTTCCAGGGCCTTGCGCTGCGGTGCGGTCATCACGTGCGCATAGCGCTCGGTGGTCTTGATCGACGTGTGGCCCAGGATCTCGCGCACCACGTGCATCTCCACGCCCAGCTGCAGCATCACCGTGGCGCAGCTGTGCCGCAGGTCATGAAAGTGCACCTCGGGCATGCCCGCGCGCTCACGCGCCCGCCGGAAGCCTGACTTCACCCCTTCGAAGTTGATCTGCAGCGGCAGGTGCGCCAGCCAGGGCCGCAGCGCGGGCACGATGGGCACCTCGCGGTAGCGCAGCGTCTTGGTGTTGCCGGCAGGAATGCGCAGGGTGTCCGCCCCGATGTCCTCGCGTTTGATCTTGCAGACCTCGCCTCGGCGGCACCCGGTGAGCATGGCCACCCAGATGGCCACCCTCACCTGCTCGCTCGCGGAATCGGCCAGCGCCCTCACCTGCTCCATGGACAGGTACACCGTGCGCTGGTTGTTCTCGGGCAGGCGCCGCACCAAGCTGCTGTAGTCCACGGGCGTGCGCCCGCGCTGCCAGGCGGTGCCCAGGGCTTTCTTCAGGGTGCCCAGGCTGCGGTTGATGGTGGCGGCGGCGTAGTGCGGCTGCAGGTCTTCTACGATGGCCTGGGCCACCTCGCGGGTCTGAGAGGCGCGCTTGCCTTCCAGCCAGCGCCCAATGCGCCATGCGTGGTGCTTGGCGGTGTCGGGGCTGCGCAAGGTGCTGGCGTGGCGCTCGGTGTAGTCGGCCAGCAGCTCGGCCAGCAGCGGGTCGCCCGGGATGTGGGGCTGACGGACGGCCTTGGTGTGCAGCGCCCGGATCAGCTCTGCCTCAAGACGCTTGGCATCGCTCGCAGTTGCACCTTCCGGGAGGCGGCGGTGAAGGCGTCGACGGCTGACGCAAGCCTCTGCGTGCCAGCGGCCAGCGTCGTCTTTTCTGATCGGCATGATGATCCGGCTTGTTCCTGGGTCCAGGCGATGACGGCGGCCAGCTCAAAGCGCCGGCGGCGGCCCACCAGCATACTCGGGCAACCGTCCAGCACCATGCGCGCGACGGTGCGCTCGCTGGTGCGCAAATGTGCGGCCAACTCGGCCGGCGTGAGCAAGCTGCGCTCAATGGATGCCATGGTGCGCCTCCGTGGCCCGCACCAGCGCCACACCCTTGTGATCGCGGGCCAGGGCGCGGGCCTTGAGCTCGGCCATGCGCTGCTGGCGGCGGTACAGCGGCTCCCAGCCGTCAGCCTTGAACAGCTCGCCCTGCGACGGTGAGAGCTGCAGGTATCTGTACCAGTTGTTGCCGCGCTCCATCTTTCGCCAGGCGGCGGGCAGTTGCGGGTCATTGAAGGTGGTGCGCATCTCTTCGGCCTTGCGCTGCAGCTCGGCGATCTGCGACTCCAGAGCGGTGAGGTTCATGCGGTCTCCCTTGCTTTTTGTTCCAGCTCAATGAGCAGGTCGATGAAGTGGCGGGCCTTCTCCAGGTCTGCGATGCCGCCCTTGGCGCGCCAGCGGGTGATGTACTTCACGACGCTGCCCTCGATGAACGGCAGGCCGTTGGCGTGGATGTACTGCACGGGCTGGATGGCCAGGCCCTTGTAGTGGGTGCCGGCGACTTGGGTTGCGAGCGCGCTGGTGGTCATGCTTGCCCCTCCGCTTTGGTCCCGCAGAACGGGCAATAGGAAGCCGTCACGGCCGGCACCGGCTTGCGCTTCTTCTTGTCCAGCTTCTCAGTAGCCAACAGCAATCGCATCTTGATGCCCATGTCTGCCGTGATCTGAAAGCCTGTCGCCAGTCGTCCGTTGTGTGCGGCCAATTTCTCGTTGACCAATTTCATGCAGTCGCAGCTCATGCTTGCCCCTTGAGCCAGCGCTCAATGGCACGGGCAAAGTGGTGGTGATAGCCGGCGTTCTGGTGCCAAAGGTTGGCGATGACCTCGTCGGTTAGGGTGCGTTCAACCGTGCCTGCATGATCCCCATACTTTGGAGACGCACAGACGTAGCATTCTTTGCTTGTCAGGCCGTGTTCACACTTGCTCATGCGTTGCGCTCCTTCAGCGCGGCCTCGATAGCGCGGGCGATCATGCGTTCGTCCCTTGTCAATTCGCCGCCAGCAAGTGCGACCATCTCTTCCTCCGTCAGCCCTCGCCACTCGCGGCGGGGTGGGTGGGTGTAGAGGGGCGTCCCCACTGGTAGGTCATCCCATCCAGCCTTCAACGTAAGACCGTTGCTGTCCTTTACTACCATCGGCTCCTGCTCCGGCTGCTCCAGCGCGGCGCGGAGGGCGGTGATGGCTTGCTCCATCGGGCCTTCGTAATCGGCCAAGACAAAGCCGTACTTGTTGATGTACTCCAACGCCTCCAGCGCCTGCTGGGCGGCCTCACGTAGGCTCATACCCGCCCCAACTGCCACACGCTATTCGGCCCCTTGGCCGGCTTGGGCTCGGCCTTGGGTGGTTTGGGTGGCGCGGCGTACTTGATGGGCGGCGTGGGCGCGTCCTGCGTCTGGTACAGGCCGGGAAACGCCTGCTTGCCAAACGGTCGGGTGCCGTCTTGCAGGATGTTGCGGATGTGGCCCGACTTGACCAGGTTCTGCAGCGCGTAGATGGCGAGCTTGGGCTCGTCGGCAAACTCGGCGCGGATCTCGCTGGAGGTGCGCGGCTGGCGGCAGAACTCGAGCACCCGGGCGGCTCGCTCCATGACGTACCTCATGCCGCCTCCTTCACAAACACGCCGTCAGCCCGCAGGGTGCCGCGCCGGTCCTTGATCTGCTCGTAGGCGGCCTCCAGGCAGCGCGTCAGGTCCACATCGGCCAGCGCCGCGCCGATCACCAGCGTCACCAGCACGTCGCCGTAGGCGTCCACCATCTCGGCGTGGTCACCGCGGTGCAGCGCCGACAGCAGCTCGCCCAGCTCCTCGTGCGTCTTGATGGCTTGCGCCAGGGGCGTGCTGTTGGGGACGATGCGGCGGTCTTCCGCCCAGCGCAGCACCTTCATCTCGTACTCGGTCCAGCTCATGCGGCCTCCATCTCCACCCGTGACGGGCAGCGTTCGTCTTCGATCACCCACACCCCCAGCCACACCTGGCGTTGAGCGTCGGGGTGCACCGGGCTGTTGCGCTCGTTGCGGGCGCAGGTTTCGCACTCCAGCCGGCAGGGGTTGCCGGCGCAGCGGGCAAAGTCTTGGGCGCGGTAGTGGGTCATTTCGGCCCCCGCACATCTGCCCAATGCGTCACGCCTTCGACGATGCCGCCCGATGCGCAGTCAAACCACGCGCCGGCCTGGTCGTCCCACCAGCCGGCGAACCATTCGCACACCTCAGCGTCATCGCGCCAGCACAGCACGCTGATGTCGGCGTCGGGCTTGGTGGCCGCGGGGGTCCAGTTCAAGGTTTCGGTCATTGCTGCGCCTCCCAGGCCTGAATGAAATCGATCAGCTCGGCCATCTCGGCCTTGCTCAGCCGGCTGGTGCGCTGGAACACCACGTCCACGCCGTGGCCGTCCAGGGCGGGCACCACCACCAGCTGCTCGCCTCGGGTGCGCATCCATGCGGCCGTGAGAAGGCGCTTCCAGACCTCGGCTTCCCACTTCCTGCCGGCCCACTCGCGCCGGCTGGCGATGTCGGCCAGGGTGGCGTGCAGCAGCGCGTTTTGGCTGTTGTTGCGCCGCTCTTCTTCCACGCTCAGCGTGATGCGCTGGCCCTGCAACAAGCGGGGCTTGAGCCAGCCCCACAGGCG